GGAAAGTATACAGTCCCGTTTCCCAGACTGTCTTTCTCCTAATCGCAACACCGGGTACCTCTTACGAGGATCCAGCAAACAGCGACTATTCTACCGTAGGTGGCTAGTCAAAAAAAAAACAGAGGACGTGGGTATATCCGACCGCCCGGATAGTCAAGCAGGCAATTCCTGACTATCCTCGGTGACATTACCCGTAGGCGTGGAATTACCCTTGCCAGGGAACCACTTCACCCACGTCATGCTTCTCCCTGACGCTACTTTATCGCGTCACCACCAGGGGTATCGCCAACCCCACAAACCATACACGGCCGTCCATCCGAACCATCGACCACGGGAAGTTTCCCGTGACATCCTCGAGCGAGGCAACCAGCTCCACATTCATTGTCTGAAGAGAATCGGGGTCCTCCAGAGCCCCCGGGCACCATCGACAGGCGCGATGGGACCGGGTCTCATGACCAGGACCGGATCCTCTTTGTACCCCGGATATTCAACACCGGGTGCAACCCGCCCCAACTCGTAAAAACGAGGGGGCGGGAAACAAGCCGGGAATCGTACCCGGGGCACATTCTTTCTCGGGGGGGCATCATCCCCCTCCACAACCACGGGTCCCTGACATTGGACCCAGCACATCCGACCCCTACTGGGTCGACGCCAGACGTTCTCGTAATTGGGTGCAGGACACCCAGTGTTAACGAACAGCGCGGTTTTCTGAAATTCCCGAGAGAATTTCAGCCAGGAAGTACACCGAAATGTACCAACCCGGGCTTGCCGCCACGCATTGCCCCGAAAGTCACGGAAAGGTTCAGTCCAGGCTCGATGAGAAACCAACTCAAAGAAGCAAGCTTCCCTGAGAAAGTCACTCTCCGACGAACTCTTGACCCTCTCCCAACCTTCGGGCACTGTCTCCTGCTTGTACCCAATGTTGACGCCTGGAATCGGCGGCTCAGTGGGCAGAGAGAGATAAAAACACTCCCTCTCCCACAAATGAGCCTTTTCCAGCACCCAACGGGCTACCCGGCATCCAAGCCCCCGCCTGACACTCCTTTGCAGTCGACCGACGGAATTCCGAAAATTCCGTAAAACGATCAACTGCCACCACCCACGCTCCCTATTTGACATACCGGAGGCGACCGCATTGATCTTACCCTGAAGGGCCGTAGGACTCTCCACAGGTTTGAACAAGTGAGTTGACCTCACTATCGGTGCCAGCCGAACTCCGGTAATATCCGCACAGAAGAAGGTCGAGTTAAGGGAGAACCAATTGTGGGACATGGTCGTCTTCCCGGGGCTCAGCTTCAAACCAGCTGAAAGAACCCCAGACTTCCATGTTGATACCTCCTCAGGGCGGGCCCTGAAGACGATATCATCACCATTGATTCTCAAAGGGACACCCGGACGGGGCACGTGATACTTGAAGGCGAGGTAGTTTTGGAGGCAGAGCAATGGAAAACTAAGAAAGTTTCCCATCAACTGCCCCCTCTGCTGCCTCACCACGCGGCCAAACTCGTCTTCGATATCGCATCGAAGAGAGCCCATGGCCTGGTCACGCAACCAAACCGGGACACGAGAACAGCGCCGGAGGACGCACTGAAGGATGTGCTCAGCCACATCAAGCTTCAGATTGTCCGTCGCCGCCTCGTAATCCCCCGAAACAAAGACCTCCCCACGCTTCCTGGAGAAGCCTGTGAAACACGAAGGTTTCGCTTCACCGACAAGAAGCCACGGTAGGGTGCCAAGGTGACGGTACAGAGTGTCATGCAAGGGGCTCAAGAGTTGCTGAGTGGCAGATGGGATTGTTACCAATCTCACTTTGCCATCACACAGCGCCTCCATGACCCGGACGCGGTTGACGACCTT